CACCAAGGATTCTTGTTGACAGGATCCTTGGTTCTGGTATAATTGATGTTTTAATGATGAGGAATTGATATGGCGACTCGTTCTATGATTGGTGTTATGCACGGTGACAAATGCAAGGCAGTTTATTGCCATTGGGATGGTTATTTGGCACATAATGGTCGTATTTTGTTTGAAAATTATGATTCTGCAAAAGCAAACCATTTGGTTTCTCTAGGCGATATTAGTTCATTGCGTGAAACTATTGGTGAAAAACACCCATTTAGTTCTCTTGATACTGATAATCTCTCATATGAGAAATATCAAGAAATATATGGTAAAATGACCACATTTTTTGGTCGTGACCGTGGTGAAACTGGTGTGGATTTCAAAACATTTGACACCTATAAAGAAATGGTTGAATATGGATCCGATGTTGGTGCTGAATACTATTACATTATGAAAGATGGCCAATGGTATTATTCCAATTTTGATACCAGTTTGACCCCGATTACCGCTTATATGTTTGAAGAATTTGTTGCATAAAAACAACACTTCTCCACTTTTCTGTTGACATTCCGTCCAAGTCTGGTATAATTGAGTCTTCTTTGATTGATAGAGAGTTTATATGACACAAATTTTTATGAAAAACGGCAAATTTGCGGCAGATATCAATGGCAAAGTTGTTACCCGTTCTAAACGTGAACACCTTGAATACGTTATGCGTAAAGCCGGTGTATTGTCCACTCCTACTGCACCAATTACTATGCGTGAAAAGTGCCCGTTTTCTCCTACCAAACGCTTTGAGTTTATCAACAAGTTTATCAAATTGCTTGGCCGTGGTGCCATCAATTCATTCATTGTGACTGGTTCTGGCGGTATTGGCAAGACCACTGCCGTTGTTAATGCACTCAATGAAATGGGTTTGCAAGAAGATACACCAACAGAACCCAATGGTGACTTTATGGTTATCCGTGGTTTCTCCACTCCTCGTGCATTGTATGAAACATTGTGGAATTTCAAAGACAAAATTTTGGTTCTTGATGATGCCGACCAAGCATGGAAAGATCCATTGTCCGCTAATTTGTTAAAAGCTTGTCTTGATGACAAAAAAGTCCGTATTGTAAACTGGTCCACATCCCGTGAAGATTCGGAAGTTCCAACCCGTTTTGTTTATACTGGCAAAATTGTGTTTGTGTCCAATTTGTCTATTGATAACTTTCCTCAAGCCATTGTGTCACGTTCACAAAAAGTTGATTTGACGCTTGATATTGACGAAAAAGTTGAATTGATTACTGACGTTATCAAAACTACTGATTATCCCAAACAATATCGTGACGATATTACCAAGTTTGTTGTTGCATATGCAAACAAAGCTAAAGACTTGAATATCCGTTCCGCATTGTCATTGTTTACTTTGCGTGAGAATTTCGGTGACGATTGGGAAGATATTGCACGTTACTCATTCTGTAACTAATTTTTAATGGAGTTTATATGATTCAAACAGTTATCTTGGGTAATGCTATCTTTCACCTTAATGGTGAAGTCCATGAATTTAATTTGACCGATCCAAATCATCTTGTAGTTACCAAACCAACATATGTTAAACCAAAAAAAGTACCAACCAAAAAAGTTTTTACTAATAAAGTAAATGTTACCAAAACATTATCCATGCGCCAACAAGTAACTAACCTTTTCACAAAAGTTGGTGAATCACACACTATGGTTGCAAAAAACAGTAAAACGGTCCGTGGTGGATTTTATAGTAATGGTTGGACTTGTTCAATGGAAGAATTGAGTACCTCTCCTGACGGTACACGATATAATGTTACCCGTGTTTCATGACATATACATTAGATTATAGGCGCATTAACAATAGTATTTTGCGCTATTACTGTATTTTGAAAGATGATAAGTTATTATACTATTATCTTTCAGAATATGATGCAATTATGAAGTTGAAGGAACTATAAAATGAACGATAATACAATTGGATATGCTTTCAAAGTTGGCCAACAATACTTGGCTGAATCTGGTACCGATTATCGTACCAATATCCGGACCAAACGGAAGGCTTTAATGGTTTGCCATGCCATTACTAATGCACATTTGGCTGGTTATATTACACGGAAACAGAAAGAAGAAACGTCTAAGATTATCAAGCACCGACTGAATGGAAAACCATCCTTCATTGGTTGGTTGAAGGAACAGGTGCCACAATCGGAAGCGGAACGGATCACATTGGACGCCTCGGATAACGATTACCAAAACATCCAGCGACACCGTTTGGAATGGATGAAACGGTTGGAACACGAATTCAAAAATACTGTTGCATAAAAACAACACTTACCAAAAAGTCCTTGACAATCCCACCAACTCTGGTATAATTGAGCCTTCAATGAATGAGGGCTTTTTTTATGTTTGAACAAACCGTATTATCGCAGATTAGCCAACATATTAAAGACGGTGAAACGGCCGAATTTGTTAATGGCACATTATTTGTTACTGGCAGTAAAAACACCGTAAGAGACATTTATATTACTTTGTGTAATATCTACCGTAAACGATTCGTTGAATGGAATCATGTGGCAGATAATGAATACGCATTTGACTTTATTTTACCTAAGGATTAAACATGATTACACCATATACCGAACGCCAAAAGGCATTGATTGTTAAGAATATCCTTGCGGCTTGTGAAGATATTGAAATGCTTAATAACACCGGTTATAAGTTCATTTACTTGTGTTCTGGTTTCATTGCACATTATGATTTGAATGGTTTTAAAGCCGCATATAGTAATCACCGTGAATTGGCTCATGATATCATTATGAATGGTCGTTATAACCAATACAATAACTTTCAGCCAAATGATAAAGATTATGCTTACTACATGAGTAAGAAAGATATTTACAATGCTATTTTGAAGGAGTTAACCAATGTATACTCTAATGCGTGAAACAACCAAATGGACTGATACCGATGCCAATACCAATGGCACCTATGTGTTTGAATCCAAACCAAAAGGTAAGATTGGTAAATTGGTTGGTTATATCAGTCGTTTGTCTGATGAGGTAAAGTGGTTCAAAGCACCATTGTCTATTGATATACGTGGTCGGTCTTTTGTAGAGGTAGGAAAATGAACGAACGAATTAAACAACTTGCTGAACAGGCTGGCATGTACATTGTTGACGATGAGTTTTCAACTTATGGAAAGTTTGCAGAAAAGTTCGCCGAGTTGATTGTGCGGGAATGTGTAGAGGCTTGTAGCAGAGCAAATGAGATTAGGCATTTTGTACCACCGACTCAACAGCAAGTCGTGTTGAGTTGTATGGATGAGATTGAAAGAACCTTTGGGATTAAAAAATGAGGTACTATAGTTTTTGGGATGGTGTTGACAATTTAACAACATTATCTGAAGTGGAAATTCACAAATCCTATTGGGATTATTGGTATGCCGCAATGTGTAGAGAATTTGGTAAAGAAAAAGTGGATGAATGTTATTCTGCTGAAGATTGTTTACAAGATTGGATAGTTGTTCATTGGGCTTGGGAAAGTAAAGAATGAACGAACGAATTAAAGAACTTGCCGAACAGGCTGGTGGAGAATTTTATGAAGGATTTGCTGGAAGTACGAACTTTGTCAAATTTGCAGAAGATGATTTTGAAAAGTTCGCCGAGTTGATTGTGCGAGAATGTGCCGCTATTTGTCAAGATGTGGATGGCGAGGATAGCATTGAAGCTAAGTCAGGCAGACAGGATTGTGCGGTAGAGATTAGAGAACATTTCGGAGTTGAAGAATGAACGAAGAATTTGAAATAGCAGGAGTGATAGGAACAGAAAAGTTTCCTGAAGTTAGACAATTATGGGACGGGCATACAGTCCATACCAATCAATCTGACGAACGAACTGTGCCTATGATGTTTAAGAATCTTCCTGCTGGTACGCAACTATTCATTAAGAAAACAAAAGATGAACCGACGAATTAAAGAACTTGCTATTAAATCATGGTTAGTTAGCGAACATAAAGGTAAACTGCTAAGTTGCCATCGAGAAGATGCGGACTTGACAAAATACTTAGAAGATTTTACTGAGTTGATTGTGAAAGAGTGTTTGGATCAATGCTATAATCGTGGTATGAATGATGAACTGTATGCCGGGCAACTAAAGGCCGCCGCGTATATTAAAGAACATTTCGGAGTTGAAGAATGAAAGTAGTAATCAATGTTTGTTTTGGTGGTTTTGGTTTAAGCCAAGCCGTATATGACCGTTACAATGCATTGACAGGTAAAAACGTTAAATATCAAAATGATATTACACGAGATGATATTGTATTGGTTCAAGTGGTTGAAGAACTTGGCCAAGAAGCCAATACTCGTTACTCTGAATTGAGAGTGGTGGAAATTCCAGATGGAACCTCTTGGTATATCCATGAATATGATGGTAGAGAAGAAATCCATGAAACACATAGGTCTTGGTGCTGATTCTATATCACCAATTATATAAATATGGGTGGGTATCACGGTCTTGCCGGACCTATACCCTCTAACCATTTCTAATATAATCGGAGACTATAATGGCCAGCACTATTATATATTCCATATACAAAGCCACTAATACAATTACTGGCAAAGTGTATATTGGATATACATCTAAAGACTTAGCACATCGTATCAGAGAACACAAAAATGATTCTAAAAGGTGTGGACCCAACTCAAAGTTTTATAATTCAGCAAAAGAACACGGTTGGGACTGTTTTATTTGGGAAACAATTTACCAATCCTTAGATAAATTGTATTGTAGGGATGTGATGGAAAATTATTTTATAAACCAACACGACTCATACCATAATGGATATAATGCAACCATGGGTGGTGAAGGTATGGATACTGAAACCGTAAGTAAAAGAAATAAAAAACTGTGGAATGATCCAAACTCAACATTCAATAGTGTTGAACATAAAAATCATTTAAAAAAAATGGTGGAGAATAATTGTGGAAATTATACCGTCACAAACCCACAAGGAAACATTTTTAAAATTAAAAATCTTAGGCAATTTTGTCGTGAGAATAATTTGGACCAAGCAGCAATGTGTGCTGTGGCCAAAGGCAAAAGAAATCATTATAAAAAATGGCTCTGTTGTAAGACCCAATAACTTTGTTTTATAACTTATAGTTACTATAAAGTTTAATCTCAATGGTCAACACCGAGACTTTAACACTTGTCAAGCGATTTGTCAAGAATAAATGTGGTAAACTTGGTGCTTGACAACTACCAAATTTTGTGATAGAATTGTGCCACTTTTTAGGAGTTTGTGATGGGAAGAACGAAAGATTTGTTCAATGAAATTGTAGATATGTATGAAAACGGTTATGATTCAGACGATATTGCGGCTGTTTTGACTATACCGGTAGAAGATGTGCAAGCGTTGTTAGATAGCCTCAACAACCCCAGCGCCAACAATGTGCCTTATTGATTATGGAGAATTTGATGAACAAGAACCAAAAAGCCTTTATTGCGGCTTCTGAACGCAAGTATGGTGTGTCTGCAACTTTAACCCGTGACCAGATTAGTGATTTGGTTGAAGAAGCAAACCTGCCCTATCCATTCTGGTTGACCTCTAAAGCCGAACACCGTGCTGGTCGAGGTGCTTACCAAGTGCCTATGTTGCCTGCTGGTGATTTGCCCAATGCTATCAAGGTAGCAGAACCTGAACTGGCAGAAGTTGACCTTGCACAAGTTATGGTCTTGCGCCAGCCTAAGTTGCAAGATGATTCCGATACCTCAATTCCTGTAAAGTATCCTGATTATGTTCCGTTTGGTTTCTTCAAAGACTTGCGTAACATTGTTAAGTCTAGCATGTTCTATCCTGTTTTCATTACAGGACACAGCGGCAATGGTAAAACCTTAATGGTTGAACAAGTGGCGGCCGAGTTGTCTCGTGAATGTATTCGGGTAAATATTTCAATTGAGACAGATGAATCCGACCTTTTGGGTGGTCCTACTCTTGTTAACGGTAATGTGGTCAATCGTGATGGTCCAGTAATTATCGCCATGAAGCGTGGTGCAATTTTGCTAATTGATGAAGTGGATCGTGGTAGTTCAAAATTGATGTGTTTGCAAGGTATTTTAGAGGGTAAACCTTATTACAATAAGAAATCTGGTGAGTTGATTGTGGCTAAACCTGGTTTCAATATCATTGCTACCGCCAACACCAAAGGTATTGGTTCTGATGAAGGTAAGTACCTTGCACAGATTTTGGATTCAGCATTCTTGGAACGGTTCCCTATTACTGTTGAACAAGAATATCCTGATGCAAAAACCGAAACAAAAATACTATCACCTCTGATTGATGACCAAGATTTTGTTAAGTGTTTAGTTATGTGGGCCGAGGTGGTCAGAAAATCATATGCCGAAGGTGCTATTGATGAGATTATCTCTACTCGCCGTTTGGTGCATATCGCCAAGGCTTATGAAATCTTTAAGGACAAAATGAAAGCAATCACTTTGTGTGTAAACCGTTTTGAAGAAGAAACAAAAACGGCCTTTCTGGATTTGTATTCAAAGATTGATGCCAAGGTTAATGCACCTGAAACACCTGCTGTTGAAGCACCAAAAGCAGACCAAGAAATTCCATTTTAAGGAGAATACATTATGATTAAGACAGTTCGCAGCGGCAAACAAAATCGCCATGAAAAGATTACGGTGACATTGTTAAGTGGTAAGCCTGTAACACCTGATGAAATCAAGGCCTGCTTTACAGGTACTGACCAAGAATCGGTCATGTACCGATTGAGCACCAACATCTATAACATCCGATTGGATGGTGGTGTTATCAAGGTACACAAAGATGGTCGTAAGGTCAAGGCGTACCAATTGATGAATGCACAAGAGTTTAATGCTGAAGGTCGTTACATTGGTCGTAAAGTTGCCACGGCCGTGTCCACCACTCGTCCTACTGTGACCTATACCACAGTAACCGAAGATGAACTGGAGATTGCATGAGAATCAAAGCCTTGAGTAAATTTGTTGATGGACTCACAGCAGGACCAACCGCATTAGAAATGGCTCAACGTGAACTTGAAGAAGCAAAGGTTGATATTCTCAAGGCATTTACCAGTCGTGAATATGCTGATGCAATGGTGCAATACAATCAAGCACGGATTGATAGACTGACCGATTACATTGAAGTTAACAAAGGTAAAGTATGAGTTTAATTGAAATTTCAAGAATCATTTTCGGCCTTGCATGTTTTATTGGTGCATCAATTGGAATGTATAATGGAGAATGGATGATGTCCTGCGCTTACTCTCTGTTCTATATTGCGTTTGAGTTTGGCGATAAGATTGAAGAATAAATACTAAATCACTCTAAAGGAATAGCATGAACATACTAGAAACATTAAGAACACAAAGATGGGATGACCATAGGTATTACCATCACAGCCGAATCAACCAGTTTTTACATTTGATATCCGCATGTTCGTTTCTAGTTGCATATGTTTATTTGTTCATTGATCCTGTTGTATCATCATACATTGCATGGTTGATTGCCATGATGACCCGTCAAGCAGGTCATTTCTTCTTTGAACCAAAGGGATATGATGAATACAATAAAGCAACCTTTAATCACAAAGAAGATATTAAAGTTGGCTTTAATTTGAACCGCAAGCGTATTCTATTGTCCTGTTGGTTGGCAGTGCCCTTGTTAGCATACTTTGATGCAACCACAATGAACCTATTGGTGCCACAACAAGATACAGAAACATTCTTCAATCGTGTAGGTATGGGTTGGTTGTGGTTGGGTATCCTAGGTGTTGCATTTAGGTCGGTACAGTTGATGGTCAAAGAAAACTTTGAGACTGCCATCACATGGGTAATAAAAATCTTGACAGACCCGTTCCATGATGTTATGATATACCGTAAATCACCACTTTATTTGATGAAAGGTCAGTTGATTGACCCCGACTTGAGACAAGACTATGAATGAACGAATTAAAGAACTTGCTGAACAGGCTGAATTTTCCGAAAAAGACCTGCACATTCAAGGTGATAATTTTCAAAAGTTCGCCGACCTATTGATTGATGAATGTATCAATATGGTAGAATCTGCACCAATTCACCATTGCTACACCACATTTGACAAGAGTATGGCCGAGAGTACCAAGCACGACATCATTAAATTCTTAAAACTATCACTAAAATGAACGAACACGATAAACGAAACCTCCGATTCTTGTTAAGCCTTGGTAAGGTTGGTCTAATGAGGTTTCTATCACAGGCTTCAGAAGATGATATGTTATATGCGGCAGAATTGTTGAACCGACACAAGGAAGAGGTTGCCAAAAACTCTGAAATGTATGAGAATAGAATTTATGAGTATGTGTCACAGGATGATTTTGAAGTTGATGATTTTCCGGATGCAAGAGAGTATTTGAGTAAGTTTACATTGAAGAAGTGAAATAGGAGTTATATTATGAGTGAAGTGAAAGAAATTGTTGGTACTGATCCAGAATTCCAAGAATGGTTGAAGGGCCATTTGCGTGAAGGTGTTGTTACTATTACCTTCACAAAAAAGAATGGTGATGAACGTGTGATGAAATGCACACTAAACGGTGAACAACTACCACAAATCCAAAAAGAAGCAACCGAAGTATCTGAGGTTCGCCAAACATCCAATACCTCATTGGCTGTGTTTGATGTTGAAGCACAAGGCTGGCGTGCATTCAAATGGGAATCTGTTAAGCAAGTTGGTCTTACAATTGAAGAATAAGTGGTTGCCATCTTGTCCAGTTGTGATACAATAGTAACCTTAGGAGATTAAAATGAAATTTGCACTATGCTCGGACCTACACCTGGAATTCGCACCAATTGAATTGAACAACACCGAAGGTGCTGATGTATTGGTTCTGTCCGGTGATATCTGCCTTGCTAAAGATTTGTGGCATAAAGATACTGAGCGCAGTGAAATCTGGATGAAATTCTTTACTCATTGCTCTGAACAATTCAAAGATGTGATTTACATTATGGGTAACCATGAGCATTATCATGGTGACTTTGCTAAATCATATGGTCAATTAAAAGAAGCATTGGCTGAACTGCCTAACATTCATGTGATGGAAAAAGAATTCATTCACATTGGTGATGTGACCTTTATCGCAGGTACTCTTTGGACTGATATGAACAAAGAAGACCCCAATACTTTGTATGGTATCAAGGGTTACATGAATGATTATCGTATCATTGAAGACTCTGCACGTCCTGTTCACTTCCGTGATTCTGATGGTAACTTCCACACTCGCACATCTAAGTTTAGTCCTGAACAGTCTGTTGAAGAACACAAGGCCATGTTGAAAGTGATTGATGAAGTTACTAAAGATAATGTCACTGGAAAGTTTGTGGTTGTTGGACATCATGCACCATCTAAAATGTCTACTAAGCCAAAATATCAAGGTGATGTAATGGTCAATGGTGCATATAGTTCCGACTTGTCTGACTTTATATTGGATCGTCCTATGATTAAAGTATGGACTCATGGCCATACACATGATACGTTCGATTATATGATTGGTTCTACTCGTATTGTTTGCCGGCCGAGAGGATATGCAAACTATGAAGATGTTGCAGATGACTTTGAACTCATGTATATTGAGGTTTGATATGGCCATCGAAAAAGCCAAACCATCTCGTGAAGAAATCATGGAAAATGCTCAACTTCAAATGGAAGAAGACATTGCCAATTGGAAAAAACTATACGATGAACATATCGATAAGGATATGTTGGATGAAGATGGTTATCCGACCGATGATGCACTGATTATTATTGAGAATTGGTATTGGAATGATTCAAAAGGTTGGTTTGAGTTTATCAAATCACTTTGGTATCTGAGTTCATGGGGTTGGGATGAGGGTGAAGAACCACACGACTGGAAGAAAGATGAAATGTGTTATCGCTATCACATCTCCACTGCCGGTTGGTCTGGCAATGAAGCAATCATACATGCAATGCAAAAGAATGATTGGATGTGGTATTTTAATTGGGTTCAATCACGCCGTGGTGGCCACTATATTTTTGAATTGAAAGAAATTACATGAAAGTCTATATATCAGGTTATCGCAACCATTGGGTAAGTCCATACACTATCCTGGAAACTATTTGTTTTTGGGAGAAAGATACAGACGTATTCTATGACCTTGAAGAAAAGGGTAACAAGTATACAAAATGGGTGAACTTTCTTAATCCAATTTGCGAAGCATGGCAGAAGTTATTGGACATTGTGCATCCTAGAATCAATTATGTGAAGATTGACAAATACGACACATGGAACATGGACAGCACATTGACAACAATCATTCTACCCATGTTGAAACAATTGAAGGCAACTAAACACGGTTCTCAGTTTGTGGATATGGAGGATGTTCCAGAGTCAATGAGAACAACCAACACCGAAGAATATGATGCTCAAAGTTGTTTTGAATTTTATCATGAAGGTGATGAAGATTTGAATTATAAAAATATCCACGACCGTTGGGATTGGGTCATGGATGAAATGATTTTTGCATTTGAACACCTTGCTGATGATTCATGGCAAGATGCGTACCGTAGTGGTGAATTTGACACAAAGACGGTTGCGTGTGCATGGGATGAAAATGGTAAAGCAACTATGTATCAAATGGTTGATGGACCAAACCATACATACAAATGTGATTATGATGGCATGAAAGTGGTTGAAGACCGTATTCGTAATGGTTTGAGATTATTTGGCCTCTATTTTAGAGGACTATGGGATTAAAATGGATTTAGAACAACTTGGTCAAGAACTAATTGCTGAGTTTGGTGATAGACTACCTAATCCAGAACAAGAACCAATTCGGTTCAAATATTACTTAAATTTGTTTTTCTATGAGAGGTACTTGAATGAGCAACGAGCAAGACAAAATCAAACACAGCAAACGCCTCCATAAGGAAGAATCTGCAATCAAGAAACAAGTTAAGATTGCTAAAGAAGTTCTAGGGCACCAATTCAATGACAAGGTTATTCGAGAACCACACCGTTTGGCCAAGCACCATGTTGCAAATTGTGGTGATCCAAAATGTGTATTGTGTATGAATCCTCGTAAGTCAATGGGTGAGAAAACAATTCAAGAACAACGATTTGAACAATCAGGATTATATGATGAGTGAAGAAGATTACGATATAGTGCTGGATACGTTACAGAATCAACGAGCAATTCTCTGGAAGATGACTGAATCCAACATGAATAACGACCTATTCAATATTATGGATCAAATTCGTTTAGAACAAATTGACCAACTGGATAAAGCAATCGTAATGTGGAAGGCAAGAAATGAGTAAAGTTGCATACCGAGAAAAGTATTGGTGGGAGAATTACCCACTACACAAATTATGGTGTAATGATTATCTACCGTTAGTACCTCGATTCACATATCGACCAGCAGACAAATACAATTCATGGGATGCAGGTGTACATTGGTTGTTTATTCGTATATGGACTATGAGTCACTTCAGTTTTGGTGCCGATATTGATATAAGTTTCAATAGAATTGGATTTGGTTTCATTCTGCCTTATCTCCGTGTGTTCATTGGTTTCAGTGAATTATATGGAACAACATTATATAAAATTTCTCGTATGTTATCGAGAGACCCCGAACCTATTCATTATGGAGATTAAAAATGAGTTTACTATCTTATGCTGAGAGTGAATTGGACCTTATTGGTCTAACTGAAGAAGATGAATACAATGGAATGATGCGTAAGCACATCCTGCATATGATTAAAGAGTTTGCTGATGAAGGACATTCTGGTTTCTCTGCTCAATATGCAATTGATATTCTAAGCAAACTGTTGTCATTCAAACCATTGACACCGTTGACCGGTGAAGATGATGAATGGTGTGATGTTAGTGAATATAGTGGAACAACCACATATCAAAACAAGCGTTGTTTTTCCGTATTCAAAGAAGGTAAAGACGGTGAAGCATACAACATTGACGGCAAGGTCTTTTGGGAATGGTACAAAGATGAAGATGGCAATGCATTCAAATCATATTATGGTTGCCGTGATTCAAGAGTTCCTGTAACATTCCCTTACACCGTACCTGAGGAACCAATCTATGAGTATCGTCAATCGGATGCGGAACCAAAATCACCACCACAAAATGAACAGGGTTTTCTATAATGCTTTCTATCTTTCACTATTGGTCTGCTAAAGAACGATTGGCGGAACATGAAAAAACCATCATGATGCTTGGTGGCGAATCTGAATGCCAACCAATGATTCTTGCACAGCGAGACATGGTTGAACTTGAAATGAAGTATTACAAGGAAGAAATGCAAGACCTTCTATGGCAAACCGGTATGTTTTTTGCATTCACGATGATTGTATTGTCAACATACTATATCTTTTTTATCAAATATTAACCTGAGGAACTTATGAAACGCACAGCAACATACAAAATGTCCAAGCAACTCAAGACCATGTTGGCCTTGATGAAGTTTGAAACCACCGAAGAACGTTCACGATTCAAGCAACGTATGATTAACGCCGAGATTCATGCTTCAACCGTTGAACGTGTTATGATTGGTGCCAAGAACGGTAACGACTAAATATCACTCCATATTATTGAAAGGAAAATCATGTCACTCTTTGTTGAAGTTGAATCTGAAGAAAAAAACTGCAAGGTCATTGTCAACCTTGAATCAGTTATTGAAATTGCACCACTACGCACTGGCGGTTGCCACTTATTCTTTGCTGACTCTGCCGCTGTTGGTGGTAAGACTGCAATGAAAGTCAAAGATAACTATGTTATGTTCCAACAATTCGTATTGCAAACTGTATCAGAAGAAGATATCGCAAAACGTATTAAGAACCTACCACAAGTCGAAAAAGAACCCTATCCACGGTTTATTTCTGACGCAGAAGTTACACCAAACTCACACATGAATCAGCCACCACAAGCGGAACAACCTCGTGGCCGTGGCCGTCCACCAAAAAGTAGCATGATGTCTACTGCTGACTTAGGTTAAACATAAATACCGGGTAATGACAATTATCCGGAGTTTACAATGGCATTAAAGAGTTTTACCAGTTTTGCTGAGACATTAACAGAAGCAGCAAAGCCAAAAAAAGACAAAAACCACGCAAATTTTGACAAAAAGATTCTAATCATTGGTTATGGATCAGTCGGTCAAGCCATTTTGCCATTGGTTTTGAAGCACATCACAAACGATCCAAAGAAAGTTACCGTTATTGAGAAAGACAATCACGGTGCTCTTTTCCGTAAACGTAATGGTGGTAATGGTGTCAAGTATGTTAAGAAAGAGATTCTAAAGAATAACTTGGAATCTACACTAAAACAGTATACAGAACCTGGTTCTTTTATCATTGACGTATCTTTGAACATTGCCGCACACGCCATCATTGAATGGTGCTTGCAGAATGATGTAATGTATATCAACACCTCACATGAACGTTGGGGTGATATGCAAGACGAAAAGATTCCAAAGATGGAAGAACGCACATTGTTCCATACTCACAACCATATGCGTGAGATTGGTGCAAAATATCCAAACGGTCCAACTATCTGTGCAACCTCTGGTGCAAATCCAGGTTTGGTTACACACTTAACCAAATCTGCACTATTGAAGATTGCTGAAAACACTGGTCGTAAAGTTGAAGAACCAACCAATAAAGAAGGTTGGGCACAACTAATGAAGAAACTAGGTGTTGAAGTTGTCCATGTTGCAGAACGTGACACACAAATCATTGACAAACCAAAGATGAAAGATGAGTTTGTCAATACATGGTCTGTTGAGGGCCTATGGGCAGAGGGTCGTGCACCATCCGAATTGGGTTATGGTACACATGAACCAAAAGAACTTGAGAATGGTACAATTCAAGGACCTGCCGCATTCTTACACCAACCAGGTCTTACTGTTCTAGTTAAGTCTTGGGTTCCAAATGGTGGTCCATACAATGGTTTCTTGGTTCAACACTCTGAGGCTGTAACCATCTCTCAATACTTTGAGACTGCTGATGGTAAGTTCCGTCCTTCAGTTTACTATTGCTATCAACCAACTGATGGTACATTAGCATCTATCCACGAATTGCGTGGTCGTGAATTGGACAAACAAACCAAAGAACGTATTGTCAAAGACGAAATCATTGCTGGTATGGATGAACTAGGTGTTCTATTGATTACTAAATCTGGTAAGTCTTACTGGCACGGTTCTCAATTGGACATTAAAGAAGCACGCCGTTTGATTCCTGGTGAAAATGCTACATCACTACAAGTTGTTGCAAATCTATTAGGCACAATGATGTGGGCTATCCAAAATCCACGTAAGGGTTACACAGAACCTGAAGCAATGGATCACAAAGTTATTCTTGAACATGCTATGCCCTATCTTGGTCCTGTGCCATTTGTACCAACAGATTGGCGTCCAGAAGAAGATAAGAACACTATCTGGCCAAGAAAACACAACAAGAAATCACCAAACGCACTGGAAAATTTCAGAGTTTGGAACTAAAAGTTAAAGTATATTATGAAGTTTTTGAAAGATACGCAAAATTATATCATTGAGGACTACAGGTCCAATAAGTTTAGATTCTTTTTAGAATGCTTTTCTTGGACCTGTAGTATTGTTACCTCAATCATCTTTGCAATTACAATCCCTAACATCCCAGTTGTACCTTTGTATAGCGTTTTCATTGCCGGATGTTGTTCTACCCTCTACTGTGCATGGACCCGTGGATCGTTTGGTCTTATGTTGAATTACTTTTTCTTAATTTCTATTGATGCCTTTGGATTAGGTCGTTACCTACTGAGTTGATATGTGGAGACTGTGGACCAAAGCACTAGGTGAAAAGTCTGGTAACAATGACCGAGAGGCAAACATCGTGGCTTGCCTACGGACAATAATTGTGTTATCCTATATCACTACAAACCTTTTTATTATAGCCGGAGTAATCCGACACTGGTAAATTATGATTACATTGAATACAGAATACGCTAGTATTACCTCAAGTACGCCAGCACCATCATATCCAACTGGCATTTCTAACCAAATAACTTTTAACCTTCCGACATATAGTCTTTCAATACCAAGACCAGTATCATATGAGTTCCGTGTGGCTGAATATTATTCAGACATTCCAGAAAATGTTGTAAAAGTTGGACTACAGGTTCAAGTATATGAACACAACCAATATGGTACTGCTACTATATTGAAAAGTTGGACTGATGTTGAACGAGTTAAGGTGAAACTATGAACGAACGAATTAGAGAAGTTTGGATCAAAGCGGCCAGAGAAGATTCTGATCCAGATAATTGGGATACACAAGAACAGTTTATTGAACGGTTCGCCGAGTTGATTGTAAAAGAATGTATTGAACGTGGTAATGATTTAGCAAAGCATTATATCAATAATCATTCTGAACAACGGCAGGTTTTTTTATTGGCGGCTATTGCTGATTATTCAAATGAAATTGAAAAACATTTTGGAGTTGAAAAATGAATATCTTTTATCTACACAATGATCCTAAAGTGTGTGCTGAGATGCACGCCGACAAACACGTTGTCAAAATGATCCTAGAATACTGCCAGTTGTTGTCCACAACGCACCGGGTGATTGATGGCACAGAATCTACAGGCAAGTCTGCTTCTGGTCGTATGATGCGCCGGTGGGTTCTTCCTGACGGCCGTGAAGGTAAACTATACAAGGCAACACACATTAACCATCCTTCTGCCATATGGGTACGTAAGTCGTATGCCAATTATGTCTTTCTGTGGAAATTGTTAGATGCACTTTGCACCGAATACACCTATCGCTATGGTAAAGTTCACAAGTGCCAAGAATCTGGTCTTGTTGAAAAACTGTGGTATCCACCGATAAATATTCCTCATCATGTCGAATTCACAGAACCTACACCTGCAATGGATGAAAAATATAAAATTCAAAACAATTCATTAGAATCATACAGAAATTATTACAAAGAAGGAAAAAAACATCTGGCCAAATGGTCAGGCAAAATTAATTCTCGTAATGTTCCAAATTGGTATTTTTGAGGAACTTTTTAGTAAAATTTCCAATATCATAAACTTTTTTATCAGAAAGTGATGATACATAAATTATGTGTCGTTTCGAGTGGTCTTGTTTAATTTTAACTTTATTTGGATTATTTTTGCAAGATAATGTATGATTA